ATAACACACGCTCTAATATTATCGCTGTATCTTTTTCATCGGGAGGATTTAGAAAATCGAGGAGGGGTTGTTTTTCGCAGACATCAGAAATAAGACTCATGCGGACATATCAAAACGAAGTAATTTTGCTTGCATTTCTACGGCGCGTATAGCGGTTTGTAATTGATTATCCATTGAAGCGCGGCGTTCATAATCTGCGAGTCTTGATATTGCACCTGTTAACCATTGTGGGCGTTCAAGTTGTGCGTCTTTTGCTTGTAGCTTGCGAGCGCGTGATAAATATTCTTCTGTTTGGCGTAAGTTTACCTGAAAGTTTTCCGCGCAGTATCGGGCGATTTGAGTTTTTGAGTAACCGCGAAGAAGGAGGTCGTATATTTTATGAATACGATTATCTATTTCAATATTAGTTGCTTTTTTAGCCATGCCCTTAATATATAACATGAATTACAGGGTTGACATTACATTTTAATTTTATTATAATTAAATTGTTATCAAACAAACTAAACCAATGACAAATTTCTTTATGGTTATGTGTGCAACAGGGATCTTCTATTTAGGATTCGATGGGGCATTGACCGATATGACACACAATGATTGTATGGCCGGAGTTCAAGCGGCTTGCGAGGTGTTGCGATGAGTTTTATGTATGCAGATTTTCCTTTGTACGGAAATGGCGTTTGGGTCTTTGGAAGACTAAACAAGCAAACTGAGTTTTTGTTTTATGCTGAATATGGCGATCTTTATTTAGATAATGGCAATCAAGCATGGAACAGAACTGATTACGAAAGAGCCGTAAAACAAAAGTGCAGAAAGTTAAAAAAAGAAAAAGGTTACACTAATTTTTATTTTGACGATCTTGGAGATATGAACAGAAAAATTTATAATGCGCCATATACTACCCCTGCGCACGAAATAAAAAATTTTCCATACGATCTTTATGAGGAGAAAAGCGCATGATGAAATATCAAACTAAAACAGACAAACGCGGAAGATTGATTGAAATTCATGTTCCGCTTGAAAAGCAAGACGATATGGTTTGCACTTTTAATTATGCAAGATCAATTATGGATGACGGAACAGATGTATGTTTTGCGAGAGTAAGTGACGATGGATGTTCTTCGGCTTTATGTTGCGGAAGAACACCAAAAGAAGCACTTGTTGAAGCTATTGAAACGGATTCAAAACATAATGTTTTTCACGGAACGGATAAACAAAAATTCGCCAAAAGAAATATCTTAAGGGGAATTATTTGTGAAATGGTAGAAGAGGTTGCGCAATGACATATTCATTTCATTCAACAGGTCAAATTAGTTTCAATACTGGGTCGGCAAGTTTTCCTGTAGTCCCAAGAAAAGACGAAAAGTGGCAACGTCTTGCATGGGAAGAAGAAGAGGGAAGAAGAACACAAAAACAAATTGATGAAGAAAGGGAAGAGTTACGCGGTATTTACAAATTCCATAAATTACCTGTTCCCGATTATATAGTTCCTGAAATAGTACCTGAACTTAATTTTGGTTCTAAAAACTTTTATCCTTGGCTTGATAGAAAAGGCGGCAGAACTTACGCTTGGCGCGGTTCTTGTACGACTTTAGGTATTAGGAACCACGGTTACAAAGTTCATTGGGTTAATTATTATGCTGTCTGCGATATTACGAAGAAATGTCAATTGTCCCCTAAAAACAGATGTGAAGCCTGTAAAGCGGGTAACACTTTAAAGGGAAGATTATTTGCTGATCATTTAAAGGATGGAATTTTTCAAAATAGATTTTCTTGGACTATCCATATCAAAAAGAAAAAAGTCGTTATACATGAACCAGAAATTGTTGAATTAGAAAAGATAAAAATTCCTGAATCGAAGGAACATAGATTTTATGTAAGACCAATTATCAAAGGAGTTAATTCATTATGAACAGATCAAAATTGTATGAATGGTTGCTTGATAACAAATGTCCCTTTGATTGGGATGTCGATGAAAAATCAAGCACCGACAAAACTGTAAACCTTATTTTTTCAGAGGAAAATGAATGGGAACTTCAACAATGAAGGATCAAGAACAACTCAAGGCATTAAATCAATTACTGGCTTTGGTTATTGGCGGGCGTATTGCAAAGCGTACTGAGCATTTAAAAAGCGCCCCGCTTAATCGTATTACTCACGCGCAAAAGATTATTGCAGATGAGGAATTACAAGAAGCGACAAGAGATTTGCAAGATGGTTACGATGACGCGTCAAGAAAAATTTCTCAAGTCGAAAGAAAACTTGATTCGTTGAGTAGTTTAAAAGTATTGGCGGGGATGGTTGAAGAAAATGTTCGGGATGCGGCGTTGGCTGCTATTACAGAAGGCGCAAATTCTGATGGATATATGTTTAATGAATACAACGAATTTGAGGACAAATACAAATGAATATTTCGCAATTACAAGAAACCTCTGCAAAAAGCTATGTTGGAGACAAACTTTATTTTGATTTAAAATATGGATTTATGATTGTAGGCTTTTTTGAAAACTGGAAAGATATTTTTTGGTTAGAGGAAGAAGAAGAACATGGATATTATTATTTAGTATCTGCTCCTTATGATGATGAAGGAAACATTGATTTTGATAAAAAGCAAGATGTCAATGAATGGTATGGAATACATAAATTTCAAGAAGGTTCTATTGAAGATGAAGATAGAAGATTATCTGAAATATGGATGATTAGTAATGATTTGTTAAACATTACTTATAGGTATCAAATAGCAAACTTAAATACATTATATGGATTATGACTAAATTTAGATTTTCAAGCCGTGATCAAAGCAAGCGGCAAGCAGAAATTGAACTGCGAAAAATTCTTGATACTTTAAAACCTGAACAACAGGATAAATTAATGGAAGCGCTTCATACTATGCAGAAGCAATTGTTTTTTCAAGAACCGTGGTTATTGAAGAAGTTCAGCGGAAGTGAACAGGCGGAGATATTGGCGCAGTTTACTAAGGAAGAACAAATGATAATGCTTGCAAGATTTGATCTTGAATTGCAACATTGGAGGAATCGTAATGGAAAAAAATGATTATATTAATATTGAAATTCTAGAATCTGATTTAGCTAAAATTAATATTGCATTTGATTATGCAATTAGTTATTTAAAAGAAGATGCTAAAGACTTTAAAAAAAGCACTGGAAAAGATTCAATGGGATTGATAATTGCTAAACGATTATCAGAAACTTATAAAAGGATGAATAATTATGGAAAGTAAAAAAGAAAAGCTGATTAAAGAATTAAGAGAACAAGTTGAAAAGATAAAGAAGTTTCAAGTAGATTTTAAAAAGAATTTACCTGATGAAAATAATATGAACTCAAGCGATTTAAGATATATGAATGGTCAAGTGGAACGAATGATGATGGAACATGAAAGAATAATTGGGGAATATTACAAATTTAAAGAGGGTTGACAATATCATTTAATTATAATATAATTAAGTTGTAAGCAAACCAATCAAACAAATGGCATACATGAATCAGGAGCAAAAAAAACAACGCGCTCCACAAATCAAAAAAGTTCTTAAGAAGTATGGCTTGAAAGGAACAATCGGTGTTAGAAATTACAGCACTTTATATGTAACCATCAAAGAAGGCGCTCTTGATTTTATCGGCGTTGCTCAAAAGATGAACAATGATTATGCTGAAATGCGCGGTGAAAAACCTGTAATAATGGATAACTACGACACAATTCATTATCCACACGCTGACAGATACAGAAGATTTGACGAAACAATCGCAAATTTTATTGATGAGTTAGCCGCAGCGATGAAAGGTACAACTTATTACAACAATGATGATGCGATGTATGACCACTTCGATAGAGCCTTTTACATTGACATCAATGTTGGAGATTGGGAAAAACCTTACGTTTATACAGCGTAGGGTCATGGATAGTTTTTTACATAATCATCAAGCCGCGCTTGATAGTCAAAGAGAAGCGCAGGCAATCCGCGAACAAATCGGGGATGAGGATGATATATTTTTTAATCACAAACAACAAGAGGAGGATTTTGATTTCGATGAATAACACGCCAAGTTTATTATCGCCGTGTGGCTCATATCAGGTTGACTTTTACCCGATCAAAGATCAATCTGATTTATTTTTAAGGGTGGGAACATTTGAAGGCAAGACAGAATTTCGGGAAGTTGTAACCGAAGTTGAAATGTTTCGAGAGATAGAAGGCAAAAGGTTCAGAAAATTCAGAACGGTTAAATTAAATAAAATACCGCAAATTTATGAAAAATAAATATGCAATAAAGGCTGTATATAGTTCTGAATGTTATGAATGGTTTCTGAAAAAGCATTATGCGCGAAGGTTGCCGAATATAAATTGCGCTTATGGATTGTATGACAGTATGAATCTTTTGCAGGGCGTTTGTAGTTTCGGGCGGCCTATGAGTCACACGTTAATATCTGGCGCAGTAAATGAACTTTATCAGGATAATTTTCTTGAATTGAATAGATTAGTTATTAATGAAGGATTAGGAAAAAATGTTCTTAGCTTTTTTGTTTCTGGGTGTTTAAACAGATTGCCGAAACCGTCAGTTGTTGTTTCTTATGCTGATACTTCGCAGGGACATCACGGATATATTTATCAGGCGACAAATTGGATTTATACAGGATTAAGCGCAAAGTTTAAAGATTATGCTGTGAGGGGTCTTGAACATATGCACCATAGTTCAATTGAAGATAGTGTTGGCCGTTATGACGAAAACAAAGATATAAATAAACATGAGTTATTACGAAAAAAATACGGCGATAAATTGTATATGAAAGAACGCCCGCGAAAACATAGATATTTTTATTTTGTAGGCAATAAAAAAGAAAAAGCGCATATGAAAGGGAATTTACAATATAAAATCGAAAATTATCCGAAAGGTGATAATTCAAGATATGACGCAAGTTATGTCCCGACAGTACAAGGAATATTATTTTGATGTTTGACAATACTATTTAATTATATTATAATAGAAATGTAAGCAAACGAATCAAACCAATGAACACTTTCTTCAATACATACTTCAACGAAAAACAGCTTGATAATCAGGTTTATGAAATCGCTGCTCCTAACGGAACAATGAAT